CCCATTTAGTGTGACACAAGATGAGTATATGAGTGGTAATGCACCAAAAACACAAACAGATCTTGAAAACAGACCTGATAAATTATCTATGATGGATAGTCTTATGAACAATTATAATGAAGCTGATATCAAAAACAGTTTCTATAATTCAAATAATAACGAAAAACCAGTAAGCAACTATTAATATGAATAACAATTTACAAGAATTAGTAATGGTTAAATTGGAACTTGGTGATCCAGCTTTAACTTTTGTTGATACAAACGAATATACGATTAAATACTATGCTTTTTTAACATTGGGTAACACCAACGATACGATTGTTGTGACGATGAACGGTATATCAGACATAACATTATCGATGATGGGTTTTATTGAATGCCCTATTGATGAACTAGAAATAACAGCTGTTAATCCGAGTGACTCTGAACCAGCTGCTGTTACAAGAGGTTTATTAGTATACGGTGTTAAGAGATATAAGACAGTATTTTAACAACATAAAAAAATATCTTATAAGAACCCCCTTTATGGGGGTTTTTTGTTTTTTGGAAAAAATATTTGATCGGGTTCTTGACTTTTAGGGTATTTGTACCTAATATTGTACCATAACAAAAATAAATTATTATGATTGACTACAAGAAAATCGATTGGTCCAAGGCCGCAACAGACACTCTGGCCGACTATGAAAAAGCAAAGTCGAAAACAACACAGACTACCCAATCTAGTTCTGTCGACTTGACAAAGTATTTTACAATTGCACTTGATGAGGGTGCACAAAGCGGTGAGAAATCAGTTAGGATTCTTCCTAACCAAGACGATCCGACAAAATGGTACAAAGTTGGTTATTTCCACAACTTAAAAATCGGAAAAAGATGGACAAAACTTTACGATCCATCACAAGATGGTGATGCTTCACCATTAAATGACATGTATAAGTTCTTAATGAAGAGCGCTGACAAAGAAGACAAGAAATTGGCTATCAATTACAAGTCACGCCAATTCTTCATTGTTCGTGTTATCGAACGTGGTAAAGAACATGAGGGTGTAAAATTCTGGAGATTCCCAGCTGTACAAGACGGTTCAGGAATTATGGATAAAATCGCACCGCTTGTTAAAAAGTATGGGGCGTTCTGGAACCCATTTGAAGGTTTCGACCTTACAATCTCTATGATTAGAGATAAATCAAAAGATTCAAAAGTTGGTTTCACAAAAGTTGCTTCTATCATCCCTGATAGAGAGTCTAAACTTTCTGAAGATGAAAACCAAGCGGTAGAATGGTTAAGTGACCCAATGGCTTGGACCGATGTGTTCAAGAAAAAATCAGTAGAATATTTAACTATTGTTGCTGAGGGTAGCGAACCAGTTTGGGATGCTGAGCAAAAATGCTTTATCGCTAAAGCTGAAGAGGGTGTAAGCACTTACACACCAACACCAGCACCTAAAGCGGTATATGATGCGCCAGTTGCTATGTCTGAGGACGATGCTGATGACAATTCTGTTATGACAGAAGGACCATCACTTGAAGAAGCACCAAACGCTAAGTTGAAGATTGACGATTTACCGTTCTAAAAAAAATAACATAAGCATGGATGTAAGCATGGACATAATGTCTATGTAAGTGTCCATGCTTTTTTTACACCTAAAAAAAAATATATCATGGCAGTTAAGAAAAAAGAGTTTTCTTTTGATGACCTCAAAAAGAAAATGAGCACAACAACAAAGTACAAAGCAGATTTATTCCTAAATTGTGGGGAAGCCTTTTTAGAGGCATCTGGTGTACCAGGCCCTTGCATGGGTCACATCAACATGTTACTTGGACATACCAACACAGGTAAAACAAGCGCATTGATCGCAGCATCAGTGGATGCTCAGAGAAAAGGAATTTTACCAGTTTATTTGGTAACAGAAAAAAAATGGAGTTTCGAACACTGTCAACTTATGGGGTTGGATTGTTCAAGAAACGAAGAAACAGGTGAATGGGATGGATTTTTCCTTTACCGTGATGACTTTAATTTCATCGAACAAGTTACCGATTATATCAACGAGGTTTTAGATATGCAAGCAAAAGGTGATTTACCTTATGATGTTTGTTTCTTCTGGGATTCAGTTGGTTCAGTACCATGTAAAATGACATGGGAAGGTAAAGGTGGTAAACAACATACCGCAGGTGTATTGGCTGAAAAGATTAACATGGGTATTAACCAAAGAATCAACAACAGCCGTAAAGAAACATCACCATACTTGAACGGTTTGGTTGTATGTAATTTACCATGGGTAAGACTTCCAGATTCACCAATGGGTCAACCTAAGATGAAACCAAAAGGTGGTGAGGCTATTTACCAAGCAGCTACATTGGTATTCCGTTTTGGAAATGAAGCTGACGGTGGTATCAATAAAATTGATGCAACAAGTAAAGGTAGAAAGATCAACTTCGCAACAAGAACAAAAGTTACTGTAGATAAAAACCACATCAATGGTCTTGGTTACGCTGACTCAAAACTTATCGTAACACCACACGGGTTCATCACAGATGACAAACGTGACAAGGCAGCGTTAGATGCGTACAAAAAAGATACTTTTGAGTACTGGGCTTCTAAATTAGATGACGCTAACTTTGAGTTAGAGGAATACGAGGTTAACCAAAAAATCTCTTATTCTGATGAAGATTAATAAACCGATAAGAAATAAAGTTAATACAACTATTAACTCGTTACTTATTGATGGTGAATATCTTCTAAAGCAAGGATTTCATGGTACCAAGCAGCTCCAAGGAAAAGAGGGTAGCGTTGGTACCATATTCCACTTTATCAACACCATTAAGAGGTTTTACCAGGATTACGCTGTTACAAAGGTTGTTGTATTCTGGGAAGGTAAGGGGTCTAAAGAATATAGACAAGCTTATTACCCATACTACAAAAAAAACCGTGACGACAAAGTTAGTCTTGATGAGAAGTATGATTTGGATCGACAAAGGATTCGAATTAAACAATACCTAGAGGAACTATCAATCAGGCAAGTTGAGATTGAGGGTTGTGAAGCTGATGATGGTATTGCGTACTATTCAATGAACTCACCTAACGAGAATAAGATTGTCTATACAAATGATCGTGACTTATTACAATTATTGGATGAAAACACAAAAGTGTGTTTAACAATAAAAGGTGCCAAGGTTATGATCAACATGGACAATTTTGATAGTTATTTTGATTACCACTATTCAAATGTTGGTATATTAAAAATGATCGCTGGTGATACAAGTGATAACATATCTGGTTTACAAAATATTGGTGAGCAAAAAGTATTAAAATATTTTCCAGAAATAAAAAAACAAACCGTTAATCAAGATTGGGTGCTTAATAGAACCAAAGAATTATTGGTTGAAAAACCGAATGATAAAACATTAAATACTATCATTAACGGTGAAACCAAATGGGGCACATACGGGACAGATTATTTTTCAGTAATGAATAAGATAATCAACCTAAAAGAACCACATGTTACTGAGGAATTAAAGGAAGCGATTAGTGAGATGGTTAATGAAACATTATCACCTGAAGGCCGAGGTGGTATTAAGAAAATCATGGAAATGATGAGAGAGGATGAGTTATTAAATTTTTTACCAAAAAATGATGACGCTTTCTTTGTTTTCTGGTCAAGTTTTATTACTATTATAAAAAAGGAAGAAAATGATTACAACACAAAAAACAAATAACATGGAAGAAAAAAAAGAACAACGTAAATTCGAGTTCACTCTTTATCTTAACGATAACATTATCGTTCAAAGATTCTTTAACATTATCGGCTTTAATAACAGAGCCATTAACTCTTTAAACTTTAAAGAGGCTATTGATGACAACATGCATTTAATCCAGGGTGTTCTAAAGGATAGAACTTTGGATTTCATCACAGAGCATCAAAGACATTTTCTTGAAACTAAAGATTACGAGCAAAACGCTTCTAAAGATGTTATGAAAATTGTTGTTAAGCATGACGGTAAAGTTATCGCTTACAGAGAATGGGATGCAACAATCTACCCCGTTAAAGTTAGATACACAGTTGATATTCGTCAACACATTTATGAGTTAATCACTCGTGTTCAAAAATGTTTATGTACTCCGACAAGAGAGTTAGAAACAGAATACATGGGATACAACTTACAAGTTCAATTAGTATAAATTAAATTTTAAATGGCGAATATAATAAACAACTTTGAAGACTTAGGCAAAGATTTCCAATTACAACTGATCAATGAAATAATTACAGACCATAAATTTGGGTTGGCAATAATCGATATTATCGACCCAAAATACTTTTCTTCTGAAGCTTTTCAAAGAATAACCCACATAATTAAACGATATCATAAAGACCATGAAGTTTTGATGAACTTCCCAGCTTTAAGAGGTTTAATTAAAGAGGATGTTGGGCCAGAGCATGAAGCTTTGAGAACACAACTAGATGACACTGTTACTGACATTGAGAGTTGCACCGTTGGTAACCTAAACACACAGAACAACGCTAAGAAATTTTGTAAATTACAATCTATTCGAGGTGCTGTTAACGAGATAAAATCTAAATTAGATCGTGGTATTATCTCAGATTATGATGAGATTGAACAAAAGATTAAGAACGCTATAACCTTTAAAGAGGAGCAGGACCCAATCCTATTGTTTGATAACATTGAAAAAGTTTTATCTGAAGACTATCGTGACCCAGTACCAACTGGTATCCAAGGTATAGATTCTTGTACCAAAGGTGGCCTTTCTAAAGGTGAGGTTGGTTTAGTTATCGCACCACTTGGTGTTGGTAAAACAACTTTCTTGACCAAAGTAGCTAGCACAGCTTTCCTTGAAGGTAAAACGGTTTTACAAATCTTTTTTGAGGATAAAGAAGAAGCTGTGCAAAGAAAACACTTTTCAGCTTTAACAGGTATACCACTTAGTGAGTTATCAGAAAACAAAGCTTTAATCCAGAACAAGATTAAAAACATTAAAGATGAGCACAAGAACAATCTTTATCTACAAAAATTACCGTCAGATGGTGTAACCATTAACAAACTCAAGAACATCATTAAAAAGATCAATTCTAAAGGTACTAAGGTTGATGTTTTAGTACTCGATTACATTGATTGTTTATCGATGGAGAAAGAGACCTCTAATTCAGAAGAGTGGTCAAATGAGGGTAAAATCATGCGTGCTTTTGAGAGTATGGTTGATGAGATGAATGTTGTTGGTTGGACCGCAACCCAGGGTAACAGAAGCTCAACTAGTGTTGAAGTCGTTAAGACTGAAAATATGGGTGGTAACCTTAAGAAAGCCCAGATTGCACACTTTATCATGAGTATCGGTAAAACTCTTGAACAAAAAGATCAAAAGATTGCAACAATATCAATCCTTAAAAACCGTATGGGTGATGATGGTATGATATTTAAAGACTGTTTGTTTGATAACTCAAGGATTTTAATTGACACAAATGATGTGTTGACTGAAAAAGGTTTTGAGTCACAAAAACAACAATCTAAGACAGAACAAAGGCGAAGATATTTAGAAAGTGTTGCTGCTGAACGAAATACGGAAGGCGAAAATATTTCTATGCAAATTGACGAGAATATTTGAAAACAATCGTATCTTTGACCATATTTATTTAAACAATAAAAAATTAATTATGCAAGAACCAATTTTACAGGAAAACCCTAACAGATTTGTTATTTTTCCAATCGAACACAACGACATTTGGGAGTTTTACAAACAACACCAAGCGGCATTTTGGACCGCAGAAGAAGTCGATTTATCCAATGACATTAGAGATTGGCAGAACTTAACCGATAATGAAAGATATTTCATTAAGAACATACTTTCATTTTTCGCTTCTTCGGATGGAATTGTGAATGAAAATCTTGCTGAAAATTTCTTAAAAGAAGTCCAATACCCAGAAGCTAAATTTTTCTATGGTATGCAAATCGCAATGGAGAATATTCATAGCCTTATGTACTCTTTGTTGATTGATACTTACATCTCAAATCATCAAGAGAAAATCGAAAGTTTTAGAGCATTAGAATATCTACCTGCTGTACAGAAAAAAGCTAAATGGGCCTTAGATTGGATTGAAAATTCATCTTTTCAAGAAAGATTAGTTGCGTTTGCCGCTGTTGAAGGTATTTTCTTTTCAGGATCCTTCTGTTCTATTTTTTGGCTAAAGTCACGAGGTTTGATGCAAGGCTTATGTAATGCGAACACGCTTATCTTTAAAGATGAAAATTTACATTGTGATTTCGCAATCCATTTAATTAACAACCACGTTGTTGACAAACCAGACGAGTCTAGAATTAGACAAATTATCCTATCAGCTTTAGAGATTGAAAAAGAATTTATCACAGAATCATTACCAGTATCTTTAATTGGTATGAACTCTAACTTGATGAAACAATATTTAGAGTTTGTAACTGATGGGTTATTAGTTAAATTTGGATGTAAGAAAGAGTTTAACGTTGAGCAACCTTTCAAATTCATGGAGCAAATTGCTGTTGAGACTAAAGGTAATTTCTTCGAATCAAGAACAATGGAATATCAAAAAGCTAAGTTGAATGAGAAAGTTAGCTTCACAGATGATTTCTAATTAAAATTAAAATATTAACATAACATTAAAAATAAAATGATCATACAAAAACGTAATGATTTTAACGAGAATTAAAAAAGCTGCCAAAGGTTTAAAAGTTAACACTGACGAAATATTCATTAAGGGAATAACATCCTTGCCTAATGAAGGTATAGTCACAACAAAAGAGATTGATAAGTTGTTAGCTGAAATCGCTGCTTCGTATACTGGTAGTCACTATGATTACAGTAAGTTGGCCGCAAATATTGCCATCTCTTCTTATCATAAAGAAACAAACCCTAGCTTCACTGAGACAATGAAATTGTTGGCTGAAGATAGTATTATCAACGCTGAGTTGATAGAGATGATTGAAAAGTACGGTGCTGAGAATGTTGATGCTGTTATTAACCATGACAGAGACTTCCAATTCGATTATTTTGCTTGGAGATCTTTACATGAAATGTATTTAACAAAAACATCTCAAGGTAAACAAGTTGAAAGACCACAGCACATGTATATGCGTGTAGCTTTATGGGTTACAAATTCGTTTGAAGAGGCTGTTGAATACTATGAGGCTTTATCAAACCAATTTATTTCCCCTGCAACACCTATCATGATTAATTCTGGTACCAAAATCCCACAATTAGCATCATGTGTGTTACATTACAATAACGATGACTCAAGAAACGGTCTTTTGGATAGTTTGAGAGACATCTCTGTTTATTCTGCTGACGCAGCTGGTATTGGACTATGTATGTCAAATATCCGCAGTAAAGAAAGTAGAATTAAAACATCTGGCGGTTTCGCTGGCGGGTTATTGAAATACCTAAAAATCGTAAACGAATCACTTCGTTTCTTTAACCAACAAGGACGTAGACCAGGAAGTGCGGCAATCTATATTGAACCATGGCACAAAGATATTTTTGACCTACTTGAAATTAAAAAGAACACTGGTGCTGAAGAATTAAGAGCAAGAGATTTGTTCACAGCGTTATGGATTCCAGATAATTTCATGAGAGCGGTTGAAGAAGATGGTGATTGGTACTTATTCTGCCCAAATGACATCGTTAAGAACGGTATTAAGCCACTTCAGGAGTGTTTTGGTGATGAGTATGAGGCTAACTACAATAAGGCTGTAGAAATGGGCTTAGGTAAGAAAGTTAAAGCTCAGGAAATCTGGGTCAAAGTAATTGAATCACAAGTTGAAACTGGTGTACCTTATCTTTGTTCAAAAGATAACGCAAACAGAAAAACAAACCACCAAAATATCGGTGTAATTAAACAATCAAATCTTTGTAACGAGATTTACCAATTTACCGATGAAAAAACTACAGCTATCTGTACATTATCATCTGTGGTTGTTAAAAACTATGTTAAGAACAGAACTTTTGATTTTGAAAAAATGTTCCATGAGGTTAGAAAAATTGTTAGAGCTTTGAACAAAGTTGTTGACATTAACTCTTACTCAACTGAAAAAGGTAAAAAAGGTGGTTTAGAACAAAGAGCCATCGCAATTGGTGTACAAGGACTTGCTGACGTATTCTTTTTAATGGATTATGTTTTCACCTCTGAAGAAGCAAAAGAGTTGAATAAAAGAATTTTTGAAACAATTTACTACGCTGCTATCACAGAAAGTAATGAATTGTGCCGTTCTGGTAAATACAAACCATACAAGCACTTTAAAGGTTCGCCAATGTCAAAAGGGGAGTTCCAATTTGATATGTGGGGTGTTGACCAAAACGATTTAATGTGGGATTGGGATTCTTTAAAAGCTAGTGTTAAAGAATACGGTGTTTGTAATAGCTTGTTCACAGCTCAGATGCCAGTGGCTTCTTCAGCTAAGATTACTGGTTCATATGAAATGACAGAGGTAATCCCATCAAACTTGTTCAATAGGCGAGTAGTTGGTGGTGAGTTCTTAATCGCTAATAGATACTTGATCGAGGATTTTGAAGATTTAGGTATTTGGTCTGAGCAATTCAAAAATGAAATCATTATGAACGAAGGTTCTATCCAAAACATCAACTTTAATAAGTTTTTGGACCCAACCGACAAACATTATGAGAAGAAAATCAAAAGAATTGAGCACTTAATTCAAAAATATAGAACAATTTGGGAAGTTTCACAGAGAGAATTAATCGATATGGCCGCTGATAGAGCACCATTTATTGACCAATCTCAATCTATGAACGTTTATTTCCAGGCACCAACAGTTCAGAAATTGTCATCTAGTCACTTCTGGGCTTGGAAGCGTGGTCTTAAATCACTTTGTTACTATGTCAGAACAAAAGCTATCTCAACTGGGGCAAAGCACTTAGCAATTAATATCGCTAGTGCAGAAACACCAACTTCAGCTATGGCACCAAAACCAGAACCAATGGTTCAAGAGGTGTCAAAACCAGAAAATAGTCAATTTGATTGTTTTGGTTGTAGCGCTTAAGTTAAAACACTGATTATATTGAAAATCCCGTCACCTTGGCGGGATTTTTTTTATTTACAAAAAATAAAATATACCGATATTTATTTATAAAAGATTTATGGCAATAAAAAAACAAACATTTGGTATAGATTTCCCGTTTGTGAATTCGAATAGTGGCGATTATGTTGGGTTAACAACAATACCTGAATCAGAGGTTAAAGCTATGTTAATCCATTTACTATTAACTAAAAAGGGGTCTAGATATTTCTTACCAGATTTTGGTACGAATTTGTATCAATACATATTTGAGCCATTGGATGATATCACTTTGGGTAAGATAGAAGCTGAAATTCAAGACGCTGTTGAAAAATACATCCCAAATTTGAAATTAAATGATGTCGTCATTACTAGAGTTGGTGATGAAGAAAGGTATAAAAATGATACTGAGAGAGAACATCAGATTAGAATAAATCTAGATTACACAATAACAACAAAAACGTTCCAGACAAGCGATAAACTGGCTATAACACTATAAAAAATGGCAAGACAAATAAATTACAGTAAAAGAGATTTTGCGTCCTTAAAAACGGAGCAAATCAATTACATTAAACAGTATTACCCAGAGGTTGTACAGAATTTTAACGATGCATCAATATTATCGGTATTCTTAGATTTGAATGCCGCTATTGCAGATAACTTAAACTATCAGATTGACCGTGCGTTACAAGAAACAGTTTTAGATTATGCCCAGGAAAGACAATCTTTGTATAACATTGCTAAAACATACGGTTTAAAGCTACCAACTAAGTCAGCAGCTGTCGCTGTTGTTGAGTTTACAGCGCAAGTGCCAGTTTATGGTGATCAGGAAGACAAAAGATATCTACCGATAATCAAAGCGGGTACCCAGGTTAGTAATGGCGCTGGCGCTTATGAGGTGTTATATGACATTGATTTCGCTTCAGCGACCAATAGTTCTGGTAATGTCGATAGAACTAAAAGACCGATTTTCGTAAACAATAAATTAACTGGTTATACTATCACAAAAACAGGTATCGTTGTGGCTGGATCTAGCAAAGTTTACACACAGGCGTTCTCGACAACCCAACCTTTCTATAAAATAACGTTACCAGAAAATAACGTACTGTCGGTTGATTCGATAATACATAAAACTGGTACAAACTATACAGCAAACCCAACTGAGTCTGAATTTTTAAACAGTACTAACAGATGGTACGAAGTTCCGTCATTGGCCGAAGACAATGTTTTCACCGAAGACACGACAGCGCCAAGAGTTAACGGTATCGCTAAAGGTGTTTACCAAAAAGTTGATAAAAGATACATCACAGAATTTACACCAAATGGATTCTGTCAAATAACATTTGGTGCTCAAACTGATTCATCGTTTGATATCCTGGATGATTTTATGGATGGTGGTAGTTTTAGTCTTAAAAGTTTCTTGAGAAACGGTAGTTTAGGTATGGCACCAATCCCAAACACAACTATGTTCGTTAAATACAGAATAGGTGGTGGAGTTGAATCAAACACAGGTGTTGGGACAATTACCGACATCGCTAGATTAAGTGTTGTCATTAACGGGCCAGATCAAAATATTAATTCAACTGTACAAGCGTCAATTGGGGTTATTAATACAACACCAGCTGTTGGTGGTTCTGATGAACCGACAATCGAAGAATTAAGAAATTATATCGCATACAACTTCTCAGCTCAGAATAGGGCTGTAACACTAAATGACTACAAAGCTTTGATCATGTCAATGCCTAGCGTATTTGGTTCACCAGCTAAAACAAGTATAACACAGAGACAAAATAAAATCGAGATCGGTGTGTTAACTTATGATGCTAATGGTGCGATATCAAATGTTGTTTCATCTTTATTGATGGAAAACATCGCTGCATATCTTTCTAAGTATAGAATGATTAACGACTATGTGATTGTTAAACCAGCTGAAGTTGTTGATTTAGGTTTCGAAATAAGTGTATTGGTTGAAACTGGTCAACAAGTTCAAGCATCTGCTAAAATAACCAATGTGGTTAAGGGTGAATTTACTACTGATAAAACAAATCTTGGTAAGAGTTACAGTGTTGGCGAGATGATTAAGAAAATCACACAAGTTGACGGGGTGTTAAATGTTAACTATATTAAAGCTTATAACAAAACAGGTTCTGGGTATTCATCCAATACAACAAAACAAACAATAATTGATACAGCAACTGGTGAGATTGATATTACAAACAATTACATCATTGTTGAGGAATATCAAATGCTTAATATTAAAAAACCTGATGTTGATATTAAGGTTATACCAATTATAGCAACAGGAATTAATTAATAATGGAGAAAAACATTAAAATAGTTTTAAATCAAGAAACACCAGACGAAAGAATATTAGTTAATCTAGAAGACGAGTTTGATAACTTAGAGATCTTAAGTTTAAAGATATCAAGCACAGATGTTTATAGAAAAACTTCATCTGATTTTGGTGTTATTGTGGGTAGGGTACAAACTACCAATGGGTATGGTTTGCAAAATGCGAAGATATCCATATTTGTACCGATTGATCCAGCTGATAAAGAAAGACCTGAAATTACTGAATTATACCCATTTGAAACGGTTAATGATCAATTCCCAAACGGTGTTAGATACAATTTATTACCAAGAGTAAGAAACCAAAACCCTAGTCATAGAGCTGTGGGTAATTTACCAACTTTAAATGATTTAACCCATTATCCACAATATCTTGAGATAATGGAAAAATACTATAAGTATACTGTTACAACAAATGATTCTGGTGATTACATGATATTCGGTGTCCCTGTTGGTTCACATAATATCATGATGGATTTCGATTTATTCGATACCCAGAGTTTTGAAATAACGGCAAATGATTTGGTTGAGACAACAACGGAATACGCCAATATAAAAGATCTTAGGGATGCAACAAACGCAACGGACAATAACAATCCGAATAAAGTACCTAATTTTATCTATAAGGGCGCTGATTCTTTTGACGTTGAGGTTAAAACAAATATTAACCAGATGCCAAACATATTCAATGAGGTTAAACAGGTTAACGTTGCACCTTTCTGGGGTGATGATGTTGAACATGATGTTGGTATCACCAGATGTGATTTTAAGATAAACTATAAATACACACCAACAGCTATATTTTTTGGTTGGTTATCTTCAGTTACAGGTAGTTTTGAAATAAGAAAAGATTATTCGGTTAATAAACCTAAAGATGTTAATGAGGCTGAGGTTCCTTTGGAATTAAGAGGTTTTGATACAAACAAGAATAGAGACACTGGTGAGATTTGGCCGTTACAAGAACTAATGGTTGTTATCTATAGGTTAGATGATAAGTTAACACCTGGTAGTAGGGTAAGAGTTGGAGCTTTTAAAGCTGAATATGGTACTGGGGTTTTTAGGGTTTCATTACCAATGTACATGGAGTACTATAAATTAAATCAATTTGGTGATCTTGTACCAACTGACGATGTTGATAACGGTATACCAACTAAGGGTTATTACGCTTTTGAGGTGTATGATATTGTAGAGGCTTGGCAAACAAGAACGCCATGGGGTTATTACAGACTATCATTAACACCTGGTATTAGAATACCCGCATCAAACAACGGTGAGGCTTTAACAGGTGGATGGGAAGGTACAAAAACAGGTTTATTTGAGTATGACATCATCAATAGAAAGAGAAAGTTTTACACAATAAAAACTAAGTACAATAAACACAAGGTGGATAACGTATCCATCCCTGGTGATTATGTTAATTATATACCACAAACTAACGAGTTTAAAGATATACCATGGAATTTCCCTGTTGACAGGAGAGATACACCAGCCATATCCAGTATTGAGGTCATAGGATCAGCGATTCTACCTAAGTACGAATTTGATGTTGATATCGCTGTTTTTGATTGGAATAGACTTGATGACAAGGATTATAATCCAGAAATGATATTCCCAGCTAACATTCTTAATTTAATTAAAATACCAAGTGATATATCATACAACGAACCTATTAAAGAACTTGAATACCATCTTGGTATCGGTGTTGGTTTAAACGGTAAAAATAGTGGTACGGTTTACACAGACATATTTAGAGGTGATGATTTTATTAACAGCACAACTGGCGAAAATTATTACGGTGATTCACCAGCTTATGATTTTGGGGATAATTCAAAAGGTAACCTAAATCTTAGTTTATTCGCAATTGAGTTGGCTAAAAAACCTGATGCGACTGTCAATACAGGTGGGACGCACAGAAGATTCACACAAGCCTATAGCGGTACTTACACGTTGGGCCCATTCATATCATCAATAAACGATCAGAATAAAGTCTCATTGATGGAGTTTTCCATTTATGACATAACAGATGATCTGGATGGTTTGATAGATAATAAAGTTTACACATCATACGGTTTTTATACAGGTAGTGTACCACCAACAGAGTTTAACCCAGAAATATCAAATAGATTTAGATCGAACTATTATTATTTTGGTCTTTGGGATGGTGCAAACGCTTTAAAATCAATAGAAAAAAATTATTTTACAAACAATGAGTAATATTGTCGAAATATTGGGTTCAAAAAAGTTTGCTGGTTCAAAAACTGAAACACTAAAAACTAGATTGATATTAGAGCAACCTGGTAAAGTTAGGGATGAGTATAATTTATTTACAAACGTTTCTCAAGACGAGCAATTTGTTAAAGAGAAAAATGAAAACGATAAATACAAAATATACGGTACCGTATCACCAGCGATAAGTAAAAAAGCTTTTTACCGTAATAGTAAATTGAACATTGATAAAAATGTTTTGGATTTTACACCAGATAACTGGTCTTTGGTCCTTTGCAAACCAGTTAAACACATAAACGATAAGGGTAAAAAACAATACACCATTGTTTATACAAATGAAAATGGTAAGGATTTAAGTTACGAATTGGATTTAAGTAAAGGTTTACCAGCGTCATTGGTTTACCCATCGATAAAGACTGGGCCACAAAATGCCAGTTTTTTGATGAACTATGGACATAATTTTATCATCGGAGATCAAATCTACATAAGATCTAATGATAGCAGAATTACAACTGGTTTATATTTCATAACAAACGTTAACGGTAAATTAATAACAATCGATTTACCATTAAACCCAAAATCACTTTTTTATGCTGAAAATGCGAGCCAAAAAGAAAACACTTTAACGAATATCCCAGCGGTTGCGTTACAAACAGCACAAACAATACAACAGAATCAATTTACAGGTGTAATAAGAAACGTACAAACAACAAATGATAACAACGAGCTAATCAATATTTTAAAAGCTGAGAGGCCAACACCTTATCGTTTATTTAGTACCAATTTTTCTATATCAAAAGTTGTTGACAACGAGGTGCTCGAATACTATGTTAAACAAGCGCAAGTTGTTCAGGTTTTAAATACATTTGATCAATGCGGTTTTTCGTATAATTTATTTAACGAACCGTTATATAATTTTTATTTTGAGGATGATTTTAATATTTCAGGTTTACTGGATAATAAAGGTGAACCTATAACTAACTGTTATTTAGGTATCATAAAAAATGGTTCCACATCTGAAAAGGTGTTTAGTACTGTTGAGTCTAACTTCGAGCCGTTGATTGATTACACAAACCCTGGTGAGGGTATTAAAAGAATAGCTGATACATCAAACACGACAGTATCTGACAAACCAGACGTTAATAATATTTTTGATATTGGTATATATGAATACTCAGCTGAAAACTTAACAGAGGAGTTAATATCGTCAGTACACCACAATTTCATACATAATTACGTGCTATTCAAATATAAACCTTTCCAGGAGATCGATTTAAAATTAAAATCTTCTTACATTGAAGATTCGGTCTCAAATTCGTTTATACCAAAATACGCAATATACAGTAGAAAAACGGATAAATACATTTGGAGAGATATCCTTGATTTAGGTGTCTCTGATAACGATGGTAATGTTTTGGACTACCCTTTCTTAAACGGTTCCAGATACGTTTACCAAAGATTGGTATTTAATGTTTTAACTGAAAAGAACAAAACAAAAAAATATAAACTAAATGTCAACGACATATCTAACATCGACTCACTTAATTCGGTTGATGATTACACCAGTGATATTGTAAACGATTTATTTGGTAATAATAATGACACCAATCTGGACGATCCGTTCAAAACATATACAGACGAAAAATGCTAAGAAAAACATTTAAAAAAGATACAACCTTACTAACCAATATATTTGTTGGTGGAGAGGACGGTTCATCTGATAGGGAGTTTGTTTTCAGTAAAACATTGGATGTAGAATCGTTAGTAAATATAAACAGTATCGTTGATTTTGAAAGCGCTGAATTTAAACCCAATGAAAGTAAGTTAGAGATCGATTTATTTTTCTTAAGATACATAGAAGATGACGAGGTTGACTCAATTTCTTCTTATCTGGAAGAAGGGTTTACAGCTTATCATCAAAAAGTTCTAGACGCAACGACAAACATAAAAACCAGTGAATTATTTGAGATTAGATCTTCAGACAATTTAGCTGCGGTTAAGTTCGATAACGAACAACTACTTTCGGCCACTGAAATTAATAGTGAGAAACCATATGTTGTTATTGACCCAATGGTTGAGATAAGAAAAAAATATCCTAGAAAATCGGGTAGACCACATTTTTACAATACATTTACTTTCCCATTTTGGGATAAAAAAGATTTATGGTCAGAATTAAAGTATGGATTTAATAATAAAACATACACATACAGCTCGTTTTTACTTTTAGAGATTTTTGATGATTATAATGTTGAGACACAAAAAAGAATAACAACCATACCGATATATGTATCGGACAGGTATCTTTTTAATGAAAAAACAAAAGAGACTGAGACTAAAGCTAGTACCAAACAAAAAAGACCAGTTTTTAATTTAACTGAAGGTGTTGATGGTTATTCATTCTTTTTCCTTAAGAATTATATTAAAACAGATTTTTATGTTAAATTTTATTTTTGGGATGCGTTAAATGGTAAGAAAATACAGTTTATCCCATCATCAAAAAATAACGTCAGTAAAAAGTGGTTACAGGATGTTGAGAACTTTGATCAGAAGAGGTTATACCTTAAGTACGATTTAGATTACACTAAAAAATCCTACACAATCTATGACTTTAACGATAGGACTAATAACTATGATTTGGAGACGGATCACATAGATCTCTATGAGTTTGCATATGATGATTACTGGTCCCAGGTTAGCGTATTAAATGACCAACCAACGGATCTACAGGTACCTACAAACCCAAGAGAGTATGGTGACTTATTGTTATCAGCAAATTCAATAAAAAGGGATATTACCATTACCGACCTAAAACATGAAACATTGTCTGACGCTATTGTGGCTGACCCTAATTACATACCAGTTGAGGTTAAATTTGATTATACTGAGAATATAACCGATGATTACATTGGCCAGTATTCAATTGACTATTACAAAGTTTCTGGTTCAACAGAAGGTTATTTAAATTTTCTATCAAATGGTTTAAATATAAAACCAATTGGCTTATTAAACACCAAGTTAAATAAATGTGTTAATGTTAATATCGATTCATTTAAAAGAACTATTGGTTCACTGAGGATAGAAAATAAACAAGAAGTGAGCACATATATAATCGATAATTTTAATTTACTTGATTTAACGTTTAAATCAAATGAACCAACAATCGATCTATCAACTTACGGTTCACTTAAACATAATACCCAAACACTTGGTGATTCATCTTTACAGGTTGAATATTGTGTTTTACCTAAGAAAGGTATAACAGAGGGTTACGACAATTATTACACAACTTTTGGCACCGCCTGGAGTGATTATGTTGAGGCTAACAAAGAAAAATCTTCTAAAGATATTATAACATACGTCACAGGTGTTACTTACACGAGTTTAATAAATAACCCAACCCATCAGATAAACTTTGCAAATATGATTGCAAATAAATCTTATTTACAAAGTAATGATATTAAAAATGATAATAATACATACACAGCATCGGACGTAAACAGCTTATTATTAACAAAACCAACTGTAAAGGGTGATGGTATCACACTTATTATTGAATCCCTTGACCCTAAGATTAACCCAAAAGAGGAGATAATCTTGACGATTGATTTAGTTATTGGTGCTGGTGCTCTATATAAGTTCGGTACAATAAAAGAATTGGAAATAACAGGATCACTTGAGATAAATGTTTATAGAGAGGATATTGGTTTAGATGATATGAAAAAAATAACGGTACCTATTAAAATTAATTTAAAATAATGGTAACAATCATGATTAAAGATGATACGGATTACTTGGTTAATCTGTACATGGAGTCGTTAATAGATCCTAACGGTTCTGTAATATCACCGTATTACGATGACCCTAAGATTAGTGAGATTGAAAAAAGTTTGTCGGAGATATACCCATATAGCGATATGGTTAAACCTGCAATGAAATACGTGACAAATAATAAAAATATCACAAACCTGGAAGAGGTTAAAGCACATTTTTTGGATTCAGCTGAGAAATATTTTATAACTGGTAAGACTGATAGTAAATTTTCTTTATTAGATCTAAGTTTTACTAGGGAACAAGCTTTAAAACTCTATAAAGATGAGATATCTAATGGGTATGCTGAATTAAGTGAGAGACCGATGCCCACACCTAAAAATATTAGGGCTGGTAAAAGAATAGAAATTAGTGGTACTAACATAGTTGGGATGATTTTATCTGAATCAGACGAAAGAAAAGAGTATGTCTTGTATTTAGACACACCAAACCCTGTTTTTTATGTTGATAATTTGGATAAAACGACTATATTTAAATTCATGAGAAATAATATTGATGAGATGGTTACACCAACATTAAATTATTATTCTGATACAATAGACGAACCAAAAGTTTTATCCGAAGTATTTATTGATAGAGGTGTGAATAACGCCTTCGAACCGATGAAAAGATTAAAAAATGTTAAGGATTTAAACGAATTAGTAAAAACAGGTTTCGGATATTATAAAATAAACACAAGAGGATACAATTTTAAAGATCAATAAATATGGGAATAGGTGTATATGGCGTTAAAAGGCCAGCAGATGTGGACCCTTCAGATATAGAAGTTATTGTTTTATACAGTAAGAACAGAAATGCTACTGAAGCTCAAAAAGTAACAAAATTAAACGGTACTGACGTTATTAAACCAGTATTTGACCCAACTAACACCCTAGAGGTTTTAGGTGGTATGTACAACCTAGAATTACCCAAAAGCGTGTTTAACGCTAAAGGTTTCTACACGGTTTACATCAGACCAGCTCAGATAAGAGTTCAAATCGAAGATTGTGCTGAGTTAGCAACATTCCCAGACATTAAAGGTTTGGTATTGAACATAGATTCGGCACCAAATGGATTTAAAAGCAAATTCAGTAATAATGGTTTAGATGGTTACAGAGTTGAATACCTTAACGATAACGGGAGTAAAGTACAAAACTTATACAGAGTTATCACATCATCATTTATCGTTGAACCTGTTCAGGTTGACACACCTAATAGCTCAGTTAAAACGATTAAATACACATATAACAACGTAGGATCTTTATTATTCTGTACGGTAACACCAAATGCCGCACCAAGCTTCAAGCCAACTGCAACACCATTCATTGGTTTTAAAGGCCAGAACATTGTGTTAACAAACACTAGTTTTACACCACAAGTACTTGAAGTTGAGTTAGTTAACTATGATGCTGAAAGTTTAGCAATCGCTTTATATTCAGATCAGACTAAATCGATGGAAGACGGTATCTACACATTGTATGACTTTGACGGCAACATTTACGCTCAATACGATTTATATGAGATTAAAGATGCTACAAATAAGAAATTATTTGAGGTTAGAACAAGAAGAAATAATATAGACTCAACAAAGACATTAAATAACATAGTAGGAAATGGCTAATCTTAGTTATACAAATACACCATTAATAGCACACTTATATGACACAGCGGATGCAGCTATGGCTGCCGCAGCTGATCTTGGGTGTTCTGGTTATAGAACTTATAATATTAATGGTGAAAACAAATATGTACCTTGTTCATCGTTTTTGGCGTATGAACAAGCATTAAGATATTACAAAAGCCAGGGGGTTGCTAATCAGATCTCAGGATCTGGTAATATTGGTGATAAAGCGGTTGGTTTACAATTTGCTAACGCAAAAGATGAAATCGCTGGTGACCCATTTTTTACTTTAGGTAATTTTTCATTAAACACGTCAGTAACTAAAAAAAGTGCTTCAGGTAAGAATGTTACTTTAAGTGGTGGTGATAAATCATACACAGCTGAGAGTATTAACAAATTAAACCCAGCTAAAAACACAACACAAAGTGCTGTTGACCAAGTCAATAAAAAGATTAACGATAACCTAACGGTTAGAGTTCTTTTTAACAAAAAGAAATTACAAAATTATGTTTTATATGCTCCAATGAAGGAGACTATAAAAAACACGATTATTGAGATAACACAAAAATACCCAGCTGGTCTTAAATTAAACGTTATTGGTATTTTAACACCTACTGTGTCAGAATACAACTATTCAACAAGTAAGGACACCGCACAATTTAAAATCAATTTAAGTAACATATTCAACCCATTTGAGATTGAATATACAACAACTGGATCAACAAGGACTGATGATGTTAACATAACCCCGTTAAGAAACTTTTCTAAGACTTACACTGATTATGTTATCTATTACAAAAACGTTGAATACAAGATATTAAACGCAACATTACCTAGCTCATACAATGATAATGAGAATGGTATCTACGTTACAGTAGAGGGTAACCCATTTGTTAATGAGGTTAACAATGATAATAGCGTTAACAGAACTTTTTGGGTAAAACCAAAAATGCAGAAATACGATGAATTCCAAACAAACTTATCCGATATGGGTCAGTTTTTATTGGATTATGATTATGATAAGAAAAAATATGTCAGTGTAATTCGTTACAAGAAATTTACAGATCTTGGTGTTGAATTAAACATGAACGAAACATTGGTATTCCCACAATATGATGAGGTTAATATTGATTTGTTTAGCAACGCCTTTGATACTTATTTAACAAAATTAAATACGATATCAGATGATTTTGATGCAACAAAAACTAATTTAATCTCCAGATTTTTAACAACAGACTCTTTAAAAGAGTTTGATACCGATGATAGAAGAATAAACTTAATGTTTGGCCTTATCGGTAAGAATTTTGATACCATTAAAAAATATGTTGATGGTATTACTTTCATGACTAACCTTAGTTATGATAAAATAGAAAATATACCCGACTTATTGGTTAAAAACTATGGTAACATGCTTGGTTTTGAAACCTATAATGTTGAGGATGAAAACACACTTATTGAATCGTTATTTGATATTAAAGATTTAAGAATTGAACCTGGATATAAACCAGTTGATATTGATATCGAATTATGGCGTAGAATTTTCATAAACTCATACCACCTTTGGAAATCAAAAGGTACCAGAAAATCTATTGAATTTATTTTAAATCTTGTTGGTTTACCAGATTCAATCTTTGAGGTTAACGAGTATGTTTATGTGGCCAGAAATAAAGTTGATTACACACAAAAAGCATACGACTTGTATAAGTCTAACTATAGCGATGAGGTGTTATTGACATTAGTACCTTTTGATAAGGATGGTTACCCAACTGTACCACCAAGAGTTAAGTACCAAGAATACGGTTTTAGCGTGGCTAACGATGGTAAAAACTTTGGGCCATATGATTTTGGTACCTTATACATTAGAGCTTACGAAGTTCAAAGTAATGTGGGTATCTTCAACATGGATAGAGTTGCGGATAACGTAAAATCTTGGGTTTATTCTGAAAAACAAGTTCTTAGATTATCTGAAGACAGTATCGGGTATACCGAATACTATGAGGATGACTCTAGATTAGTGGTAAACTCGAAAGAATTAGAGGTTTATATCTCATCGGATAAGATCTTTGATTTTACAATGTACAGATATCTAAACAGAAACAGTGTTGATTTAAACGCTGATTTGACGTTTAGAGTTGTGCCAGCTATAAATGCGGGTGGTCTAACATTTAACCAGTTCTTACAAAAGTCGATGGACAATTACATCAAACCAGACAACAGAAAGACGGTTAAAACATATCCAACATTAACTAAGATCTATTATGATTATTTAGCGTCAGCTGGTACCCCTGTAACAAACACAAAAAGTTTAGATTTTTTAAATAAATTTGACTCTTCATGGGTTAAATTAGTACAACAATTCACACCAGCAACAACAATATTAAACGCTGGTAAGAAAATACAAAATAGTAAGTTCTTAGATAACAAATTTGTTTATAAACACGGTTTAAATAACAAAGTTAATTGGTTAGGTACTGACGGTTCTGAGTTCCAGGATTTAGCAAAAAGACCAGTTAACCAAGGTACCACAAATCCATTTGACACAGTTGGTATCAAAAAAGTACCTCTTGTTGGTGAATCATCTAGTTTCACATTAGTTGGTAACAAAGGTAAGAACTACACAGGTTATGATCCAACTATCAACGAGTATTTTGGTTTCTACTATAATATTGAAGACGCTTGTAGTAGTGTTGAGGTTTATAGATGGGATGAAAATGAGGATTACGGTGATGATGCCATCTATGGTGGTAATATAAACACAGGTTCTGGGGACAGAAAAGGGGTTTATGTTATTTACGAAAACGGACTTTATAGGTTAAATACTAATCAAATGTATGTGTCTGGGTATACAATTAATACCAACCCAACACCTTATGTATCACCTAACAACTTGGGTTTAATATATGGTACTAATAACACAGTAGCCATATCACTACCAAATGGTCCTGGTAAATACTTAGTTGAATTTACCGTAAATGGTGAAGATGATTTAGAGATTTATGATGGGACAATTTCGGGTGTTTTATTAGGCGGTATCGGTGCTTCAACAGGTACCACAACATATTCTGAGATTTTAACATTTACAACAGACACGTTAACGATTTTAAATTTATTTAATTTAAACAATAACGTAATAATCTCAGATTTTACCGCTGGACTCCATAGCAATACACCAAACTCATTTGGGGTATACGAATTCTTACCGCTAAACACTGATGCTAGTACGGTAACGTTTAAAGACAGTTTACCAACAGCGATATCAATAGCTGAAAGAAACTATTATATTGAAGCTGTATCAATAGGACACGCTTATTTGGCGGCAAATATTGATTACGTTTGTCCTGTACCTAAACCACATACATGTTACTACGATTACAGTGGTTTAACAATCAATATGGCAACGGTTGGTATCACAGATTACTATGACGAAACTGGTCAATATTTAACAATTGAACAATCAAAATACTACGGGTATTCTAAAAACACCGCAACAACAGAACCAGACGATGCCGTTTATGGTAATGCTGGTGATTGGGTGGTTCCTTTTAGAAAAACAAATGCCTGGACAAATGGTGTTGTATACTACGCTGGTGATGTTGTTACTAAATCTTCAGTTAACTATTTGGTTACTGGAGCTACTGTAACAGGTTATACGGTTTCTGGTGTACCAACTGGTACAACAACGACAACAATTGTTCCTGGTATGTACCAGGCGTATTTAAATAGGGTTAAAACAGACCCATACATGCATATTGACGCTGCATATATTAAAAGATTAAGGGTTAACCCTTTCAATGATGTTGTATCGATTAATTTAACTAAAAATCTTTACTTATACCAAGTTTATAGTGGTGCGACCCAAACTGAAACATATAAAGTTGTCAATAACGTTTTAAATGATGAGCTTTACATTAGCGAATCATCTACATTAACCTTTGATGGTTTCTATTCATTGGATGAAACTAAAGTGGGTCCATTCTATACCGCTAATACTGATGAGATTTTAGTTAATACTTTAATCGATGAGTTGGAGCTTGCCCCAGATAAAGACAATTACATTGACATTAAATCTTTAAACGAAAGTTTCAATGTTGTAAATAATAGTGTTAGTTTATCTGATGGTTATTATTTAGTAAAACAAAACGGTTTCTTAAAATTTGAGGCTGATTTATATTTTGAGTCTGAATTGGTTATTCCACAAAACCTTTCGATTAAATTGTTAGACCAATTTGGGACAATTTACCATGAAGAGCTATTTAATTTTAGCGGTGGTGACAGTAGCCAAGATAGAGTGGCAAATGTTAGTTTTGAGGGTATGTTTGCTGTTGACACTAGACTTTATCTAGTGGTTAACCCAGAAACATATGGTTGTACTTTAAAAAGATACGAAAAAATTGATTACGACTACATAGAACCAACAACCTATTCATCAATAGATGACCCTAGATTTAGGGTATATTTCAATGGTGGTAGAACTCTTATTGATGGGCATTATATGGACGATGTTTTATCCATAGAACCGATTGGGGATAACGTAAATTTCCAAGTTGAGCATAATCTATTTAAAACTAACACGGTTTTAGATACATACAAGTTTAGACCAAGACCAAGTATAGGTCAATCATATGATGAAGCTAACGCTTTTGGTTTAATCTATGGTAAGTTTTATGAAAAATTTAAAACAACTAGTACCATTGGTGATGTAACTGTTTATGAAAAAGGTTTTAATAACGATAAAATTGATTTTGAACTAACAGTTAGATCAAAAGCAGCACCATCGTTATTACCAGAGGATCAATCACAAAATGGTATTAAAAAATCATACACCATAACATCAACAAACAATTACCTGGGTAACACACCACAGGAAGCTGATGATATGGGTATAACAAAAAATATCATTATCGGTAAAAACCCAAAACCTAGATTAAAAACATTAAATAAACAAGACTTCCCATTCTTGAGATATCTTAAGAATGAAACCGTTATAAACAGTAGTGCATCAACAATTGATTTTGTTGGTTATGATAGTGGTTTTGCTGATTATGATTTAGTTAGTTACACTGGTGACACAATCAATAATTTAATCGCAAAAACAAGATATCAGAATGCAACTGGTTACTGGAAAAAAGAAAACGTTGTTTACAACACACAGTTATATAAAGATATTTTAGCGGTTGTACCTGAGTTTAACCCAACGATTAATAATTACCAAATTAACGACATAGTTAAAGTTGTATTAAGTAATTATGACGTTGTTGTTGAGACAGCTACTGGTACAACAATTGAAACAAAAACAGTTGAAAGATTATACGTTTGTATTGAAGATATTACAAGCAATCACCTTAGAAAGAAAACAGGTGTGGCTTATTCAATGAACATACACCCAATTTATCAACCAAATGGTGCTAGAGCTTCTTTCATACCAATTGAAAAATATGACTTAAAATCGTTTACACCAATTGGTTACGACAAGTTTGATAGATATTCTTCGGTTAAAACAAAAATTAAACCATACACGTATAACGCAGCTATATTACTAACGAATTCACCAACCCAGAAATTTAATTTAGGGGATATCATTAGAACTGGTAATAACTCATCTTACACATATTATGAATACGTTTATAATAAATCATTAGTTTTCGAATCGGGTAATACCTACCCAGTTGGATCATTTGTTTATTATAACGCTTCAACGTATGGGTCTGACAGTACATTTAGTTTCTGGATGAAGAAAACAGGTACTGGTACATCAACACCAGCAACTGGGGCTAACTGGCATGAATTTAGACCAACTGGTACTACGACAAATAACTTATTCTATACTAAGAATGATGTAATCCCTGTCTATGCACCATATTTGGCATTAACACCAGCAGCGTTTAGAGTTAAAAATTTAATACCAACTCAAATTAGTGCGGGTGGTGATCAATACTATACAACACTGGGAACTGGTTTTACAGATACGGTTATTGCTGATGCGGTACCTAATTACTTACCAAGTGTTAGTACAGCTGGTGAATTAGACGGTACTGATATGTCAGCATACTATCTTGTTACTGGTACAACAGTACAATATTCTGGTGGCTCAAATAGTTTGTATACTGGATACACTCTAGAGACTAACCTTATACAAAATGATTACACAAGTGTTACTAATAGAACAATCACTGGTATAACATTAGCAGATAACAACATTATCAATAACATTAAACCTTTGTTCGAAAGATTGTGTTCAAATGTTGATGATGATAGTATATATGACTGGTCATCAACAAGATTGTATACGGTTAACACAACAAGAATGAGTACAAAGTATAGCTTGGGTAGAAACGTTCTATATAGAGCGATTAACCAGACATCTGGTTCTAACGCAACAGAACCATATTTAAGTACAACTAGATGGGAAGAATACGATTTCATGTTGGTTAAAAAATTCACATACCACAAAGATAGAACTAAAGTTAAAATTTATGAGGGTACTGTTGAATCTTTGGACACAGCGACTAAAAACAGTTTATATTTCTTTAAAAATAACCTAACTTTAAAATCAGGTTTTGCTGAGAACTCTTTTAGCGGATCAACTAAGAATAATAAATTATTGACTGGTGTTAATAAATTATTTGACGCTAAGAATGAAAACTTAAGAGATGTTGCTCAATACGGAGTTGCTGGATTTAGAAAATCTGGATCGGATATTATAATGGATTACTATTATGACAGGGATGATAACAATTTACCATTAACAGGTGAATTTATAGGTGGTTTAACAATAACAAACCCTTGTGGACATCATGCGAAGGTAATATTCGGTGTTTTATTTGACGCTGATTTAACATCATTAAGTCAGTTATATCCTAGAAAACAAACAGGCCCAGCGGTACCTGTTATTGCTAGCACAACATATAACCCTAACGTTAGGTTAATCGTTAACCAATTCGGTGCGACTAAGATGACTGTTACGATATCTGGACCAAATATGACTACGATCACTAAGGTATTGGCTAAAAACCAATCAATTGACGACACGATATCGGTGATAAAAGGTGATAACATAACAATTAGTGTTACTTACGATACTAATAAAAACCTTACCAGATATAAGAGTGGTAATGTTGATGGATACACATTATATAATGCAAGTGATGCGGGTATTGATAATACTTTCATAACAGCAACAAAAACTTCTGTTGGTAAGATTCTTACTAGAACGATCAAACTTAAAGACCTGTATGAAGATAGGGTGGTTAAATTAGATTTTGAGGGTGCAAATTATATAGAATTAGCAACAGTTGATCCAGCGGACTACATAAAATTATAAAATAACGATATTTATATAAAAACAAAAAATGAGCTATATAATTAAGAAAAATGATCCCCTTGTTAATGTCAAATTAACAAATAACGGTAGGAGAAATTTGGCTGAAGGTACCTTAAATTTCACATATTTTGGACTTGGTGATAGTGAGATGAACTATACAACCGATGATATACCTAATGTGAACATTTTAAGACCATCTGATAACGCTTTCAATATGAACTATCCTGTTAGTTCAGACGGTACTAACATCGTGGTACCAATAACATTAGTTAATGCAATACCTAACGAGGTTTATACAACAGCGATTGAAAGAGGTTTTTTCGAATACACAGGGACTACAATACACCCAGTGGTTGATTTAGCTAGTTTATATAACATCACTGGTACAACACTTGGGTCAACAAACTCAATCACGTTTGAATTTACAGCAAATAGCTCAAAAAACATTAATTACGTTGATTTAAAACCAGGTGATTATCTTTTCGTAAAATACGAGACAGATAATTACGTTAGTGGTGCAACATATTCACAATCAGTTGAAATCACAGAACCAAATCAATATCTTTGGTACTCTATTCAAACTGTAACAACAGCTGATTCTGGTGATAACCAAACATTGACTGGTATAACAACTGGTACGACAATAATCGTAGTGGTTGACAGACAATTACCAGTTGGTGCAGCTAACTTAACAGGTTTTGTTTACCCAGGTAAAGATACGATAAAAGATTATTACGATAACCCAACACCTTTAGCATACTGGCAGGGTGGTTTATTGGATTTTTCAAACAACAACACTCAATCAGAATTGGATGTACCTGTTTGGAATATGAATATAATTAACATCGAAGATGTTATTGGTTTAAACCCAGTTACGGATAAATCAAAATATGATGTTGTATCAAGTGACTATCTTGGTGCGGCCATAAAATACAACCAATACAATGTAAGATCTAAAGTTGGTATCATACACTATACAAACAACACTGTATCAAATTTCTATGGTGAAGGTTTTTATAGATCAACATTAAAACTTAAAATACCTTACATAATGTGGCATAAACAACAATTCACAAGTACACCAACAACTGTTGGGTATACGTTTGTTGCTGACACTGAATTAAAAACAATGACTGTTAGCGCTGAATTAGGGCTTGGTGGTTCTACTTTCCAATACTATGATTTAGTTGACCAGGAAACCGATAAAAATGTTGTCGGTAAAGTCCTTATTGATGAAAAAGTTATTCTTATTGAAGACCCAGAATTGTTATCTGTGTTATCACATAAAGCTAACAGAAACTGGACATTACCTAAACCAATTTTAACATTAACAGAACCAGGTATTTGTGGTAACACTAGTACAGTTGGTTCAGTACAACCAGGTGAATATTTCTTTGCTTCATATTTGTTTACCGATACAAACGGTATAACTGGTATGCAATGTGAGGATTACACGATGATATACAATGACACCGACAAACCTAAAGATGTTTTATTTGAATTTAACAAGAAGACATCTGATCCAAACTATAGTGAGTTTAATTTCTTAAAGGATTATAACGACACAACTGGAACTGGTTTTAAAACTAATCAGATATTCCTATTATGGCAAAAATCTGAAACACCTATAAAACCAGATTCAACAAACTGGTCTTATGTGGAAGTTAGTGAGTATTTGGGTACAAATGGTTGTGTAACTGGTGTTATGAAAATTAACGGTACTGAGTTTGAATTGCATGCTGATATTTTTGACTACGCTAACGACCTTTTACTAACCCACCCAACAATTAACTTATCAACATTTGATGCGTTTGAATTAGGTGAAACACAAGTTGGTGAGATTATCGTTATTTTCAACGGTACGGTACAAAAACAAGCCTCTGACGACACGTTGTCTGATGGTGATTACTACCTATACCCTAACTCAAGTGGTATCGTTGGACCAAACGGTAGAAGTGTGATCGTATTTGGTCAAGGATATGGTGTATCAGGTGATTTATTACAGATATATTATTTGATTGGTACTAGTGTAACAGCTAAAACAATCAAACAAGTGATATCGGTACCATCTTTGGCAACAATTAACTCAAACACAAATGCTGATCCGATTTACAAATCAACGATTGCACCAAATAGGATATCGCTTAAATTAGATAAGCAGCCAAATAACTCCACAGTGTGGTTGTTCTATAAAGGTATGTTACTTTCATCAGCAACATATGGTGTTTTTGTTACGAACGAAACAATTGATGATAGACGTGTTGAATTAAACTTTACACCAGCACAAGGTAGTGAGATAACAATGTTCTATTTGGATAACTCAGGTCTTGGCCAGGTGGTTTCAACAAATGTTCTTACAAAAGATACGATAGCAGCATTAAGGGTAAATATTGATCAATATATACTTGACAATAGTGAGACTGATCTTTATCTTTTAACCGATTATATTGATTTACCATCGGTTACTGAGACGGATAAATTTACATTCGGTGATGAGGTGTTCTTTTATGGAAACATTGAGACAGACATAAAAGCTACCATCTATAAAACACAATTAACATGTAATGTTTTACCAAATCAGTTTATAGCATCACAAAACCCAACATTTAATCCTGATCAGGATAAAGTTGCTTTTACTGAGATAGCTATTTACGATAGTAACAATATAGTTGTGGCGACTGGTAAGTTTTCAGAACCAGTAACAAGAAAATATAATTCTGATATGTTAGTATTACAAGCAACAATTGATTTCTAATGGGTTTTATTAAACGAAATAAATATACTTTCGAGATATATCTTACCGATAAGGGTAGAGAAGCCTTTGTTAACAGAGGTTTTAAAAATACGGTTGCGTATTTTTCACTAATCGATAACACGAATTACCAGCAAATGTCTGGTTTCGATGTTAACGTTTTAACAGGGCAAACAATACCGACAATTAAATATTATGATAACACAGAGATTAACGAAAGCGATGAAGTATACACGCAGAATTCTAACAGGGGTTCCGTGGATAATAACATTCAGTTCACAAATGGTTTTTTGGGGGTGTCACAGACAGCTGAGAATAACTATATCGTATATGAACCAGATATTTCGCCAGAAACATTAAGCATAACAACATTTAAAGACTAAGATGGCTAGACAATATAACCTTAAAAATTTTAATGGTATACACTTAAAATCACCATATGATTATGATTCGTATAACACGAATGGTGTTAGTGCATTGATCGAAAATTTTGATTTGTACCCATTAAAAAGTACCGATGTTACGAATTTCCATTTTATCAACAGTTCAGTTAGGCTTGTTGATCAAAGCTCAATTTATTATGGGGAAATACTAGGTGATGGTTTTATTGGGGATAATCTATTTGTTACCAGAACACACGATTTAACTTATTCACAAATAAGAAAAGATAATGAATTGGTTAAGGGCGAGAAGTATTACAATGAATTTAATTTTTATTTTAATTTTGGTGGTGCCGATGCCTCTGGTTTTGAGATTGGTAGTACGGGTTACACTATAAATGTTAGTTTATACGCTATATTAGGTAATACAAAAAGAAAATTAAAGTTAACGGACTTAAGTGTATACGATTATAAAAACCCAACGTACAGTGGGACAAAAAGTAATCCAGTTGATGCTGGGTATGTTCCAATAACAACAACAGGATACACCCTATATAACGATTATGTTGAGGTAACCAGCGATAATATCGTCATGTCCTTCCTACCCCAACCTAAAATATACGATATTGTTATTAACGTGGGTGCAACATTTTCCTATGTCTTTGTTCAAGGCGATAGCGGACAACCTAATTATGGTGATGCTGTTGGTGTATCTTTAACAGGACCAGCGGCAGCACGTAGAATATCTTTTCAAAAACCAACTTGGGGTCCAATACCCCCTGGATATGATGAAAACGTTGATTATCAAATAATAGATAACGGGTTTGATCAAAGTGAGATAGCACCATTCGATGTTATGACAGGACCTTTATTTAGGGTTAAAGCGGCATTGGATGTTTCTTCACAATCAGAATTTGATTCCAACATTTGCACAGGTAACAAGGAGTATAAGATAATGGTTGATTATAACGGGACAATGTCTAAAACAATAATAACTTATGAAATGGATACGTTTAAGGACGAAGCTTCTTTACTACCAGTCACACCATTACCAGCTTAATTAAAAATTTATGGCAACTCTTCAATACGGAACCAAAGTAGTAAAGGTAATGCCTACCTTTAGTTTTGTTATACCTAAAAACAACTTTTACATTAACACACCAGGTTTTAGTGTCAACGCAACAACCGATAAGTATTTATCCCTTGAAAAAGAAGGTAAATTCAACATCTTAAACACAAATACAAAGCCGATATATTTTAGTGATATAACCTTTGTTAAAGCAACACCCAGAGATTCGGAATTAAAATCTAGGCTAAATTACATCAAAGTTTTATTGACTAACACATATGAAACTGAAACAAAGTATTACCAGGAATACACGGTATCAGTCAATGGTATTGTGACTGGTGTATTGACAATTGTTACTGATTTGGGTACAATAGGTTCGAATAGATCTATCGTACCGTTAACAAAACTAGAATTTGCCGCTTTTTATGAGGTAAAAAATCTTGGCCAGCTAAGTAAACATTATTACGGTAAAACAACAAACAATCCGTTAAAAAGGGTTGGTATTGTGGATTTTACCTTTAATCTAAAGGCTTACGGTGACAAAGAGTTAACTAAAGTAATAAACGAAGATCTTGTTATCTCAACAATTTTGGTAAATACGTAAAAAATACAAATGAGGCTATATTTATAATAAGAAATAATAGCTTGACTTATATAATAAAATTAATATTTTTAAATAAAAAAACAATATGGGGTTCGTACCACAAAGCGGAAGCACCGATGAAATTAAAGTTTACCTAACAGAGTTGGGTAGAAGAAGACTTTTGGAACAAGGTTTCATACCAGCACAATTCTCTATATCTGATGAAGATGGTAACTATAATGCGTTATCGACTGTTGATCAGATTGTTACAGATATTACTGGTGACTACAATGATAATGTTTATGCAATATCAAAGAACATTACAATAAAAGGCCAAATCTTAAGAAAATAATATAATGAGCGCAATATTAAAAGTTAGAATCCCATATTACGGTAGAACCATTTCGACAGGTACAGATGGTGTAGCCGAATTCTATTTACTAGAAAAACCAAAATATGTACCAGCTTTAAATCAGACGGTTGTCATCACCCACACAGAGGTATCATCTAGCACTGGTTTAAACACAAAATTAACAAATATTTCAACTAACACTGTTTTAGGTAGATTCCAGGCCGCACCAGATTTGTCATCTAACGCAACTGCGATTGCTGCGAACGGTGGTTATAGTTACTTATACACAATTGCTTACAACGATACTGAGTTTTCTCAACCACAATATGGTGGTACTTGTCGTGGGTATATTGAATTTGATTACAATCCAGCTAACTACAACATTTTAAAACCTGTTGAAAGCGTTGTTGTTGTAAACGAAACGGTACCTTTTGATTTGGCGAACGGCTTCCAAGCTTTGAACCATAATTTTACAGGTGCGACATTAAACTCAACTGATATTTTACCAGGATTTTTTGTTGGTAGACAAGATAACAACACAATCTTTGCTAACTTATTAAAATCACTTAACCTACCTGTTACTGATGAAGAGTACAAAAAATACTCAAGATCAGCATACGGTGTTTTGAGTGTAGCTGGTACAAACGATGCTGTTGCTGTTAGAAAAAACGGTATTAATTACAAATGGACTGCAATCACATCAGCATACACTGGAACAACAGATGCGTTGTTAGTGCACCCAACAACTGGATATACAGGTGAATATTACAACACTGTTATACAAACAATCGGTTGTAATGAATTCGAGGCAAACAAACCATGGAATCTTCCAGTACCGAATGACATGTACTTAATTTTTGAGGTACCTAATAATAAGTATGGTGAGATCATAGACGGTAAAACTGTTAAATTTACTTTACCTTATTATGTTGGTACAGCATCAGTTGATCCAGATGAAAAACGTTTAGGTATCATGACTTACGTTGGTTCTGAAACAACAATTGATTTGTACGGTACATATAACGAGGCTGGTATCAATAACAACTTAGATAGAAAATTATCTGAACCAAACATCAGTTTGTCAACTTTAGGTGTTAGGCCTGATTTAGCTAATGTTAGTGAGACAACTTATGAAAGTAATGTTGTTCTTTTATTCTGTGATGATATCGCAGCTCCATCGGCTAACTTTAATAACTGGGGTGATGGTTACACTGAAGTACTTAACGGTACTAAAGTTTTCTCACCAACAGCACAGGAAAAACCAACTTACAACTATAAAAATGATACTTGTGTTGGTGCTGCTTATCTTGATAAAGGTTTTATCGTTATAACACACCCAATGATTGTTGACTCATACTTTAAAGCCATTTTTAATGGTGATATCGTAACCGCTGGTACAACAAACGTGCTTAAGAATTATGATTTAGTTAATGGTATCACTACTGACACCAGAGGTGATGTTAGAACAACTGTTTCTGGTGATACTGAGCAACTTATTGTAACTAAAGATGGTACTGATATCCTATGGGATAGCACACAATTTATCTACACTGGTACTCAGGTATCTGAATTAACTTACAATAGTTATAACACTGAAAAATCATTAAACGTTGTTTGTTTAGCTTCATCAGATGAGTTCTTTAAATCATCAAACGATACAGCTAAAGAATTACAAGGAGTTGCCCAAACTGAAGACTACGCTTCATTTAAATCAACAAACGGTGATTTATATCCAGTGATCATTACTCAATTAGGTATTCACGATGCCCAGGGTAATTTATTAGCAATTTGTAAACCAACACAGCCAATTAAAAAGTATTGGTATGATGTTGTGTCATTCAACGTGAAAATAAGATTATAATACAAAATATATGCAAGAGATACAAGAAGAATTTTACTTACTTGGACTAGACGTTTCAACTAAAACAATCGGAATTTCATTATTCAACAATAAGGGCGAGCTTTTGGAGTTAACACATATTTCTCCAAAAGCTAAACCCGAACCAAAAACAAAGACAGAAGAGCTTATCAAAAAAGCCGATTTGTTTTACGACTTCATTCAGAAGTACAAAAAAATGAACATCAAATACATTGTGATCGAAGAACCATTATTGCGTTCAAACAATGTTAACACAGTTGGTACCTTATTACGTTTTAACGGTATGGTTACTAAAATTTGTTATGATGTTATCGGAGTTGTTCCAGAATACGTATCAACTTACGAAGCTAGGAAAAACGCATTCCCATCATTAATGCAACCTAACTCATCGGGTAAACTAGTTTTATTTGGCGGATTACCTAAAGATATCGACAAGAAAAAACTTGTTTGGGATCTTGTAGCCAAAAGAGAACCAGCTATCAATTGGTTATTAGACAAAAAAGGTCAGCTCAAAAAAGAGAACTTTGACATGTCTGATGCCTATACGGTTATGT